CGGACGCGAATCCTCGCACTGTAAAGTTTATTATTGACCCGGTTGGTGGAAAGGGCAAAACCTGGTTCCAACAGTGGCAGTTGTTGAAACGCCCTGATGATGTACAGGTCCTCGGCGTCGGTAAACGCGATGATATGTGTTACATGGTTGACTCATCCAAGACGATCTTTTTGCTCAACGTCCCTCGTTCGCAGATAGGTACTTTGCAGTACAGTGTGCTCGAGATGCTCAAGGACCGCATCGTTCACAGCCACAAGTATCGTTCTACTACGAAGTATATTTCGTGTGTTCCGCATGTGGTTGTATTCACCAACGAACATCCTGATATGCATGCCCTCAGCGAGGATCGTTATGATAACGTGGAAATCTAGTTGTCGTCTCCCTTACGGAAGACTTTAATCCTATAACGGAATTCTGCGTTAGTTGCCGCCACCGCCTCTGCATCAGTTGCTTGTGCCAACGGTGATATCCAGTAGACTAGGAGAAGAGGTATCTCTCCAGTGCCCGCAGCAGCTCCATCATTTCGATAGAATCGTCGCTTGATAGGGATATATTGTCGGTGCATCCCGAAAGAGACACTACCAGTACTAGAACCAAGTTCGATTCTTGTCCGTACCCCGCCTCCGAGCGCCGATGCCAACGGTAGGATAAGTTTCTTTCTCTTGTAGATGAAGAATCGTTGGGAATTAATCGCGGCGATGTTCTTCCATTGTACACTGGCATCGTAACGCGTGTCGTCAAAGTCACTTGCGTTGAAACTTCCACCTTCAGCTGCTTGTTGGAAGAAATTGGCGTTTATGTCCGCTGTAGTAATTGCTGTTTGATACTTAGGACACAAGATAGCATAGTTGAAAATGCATGCACTTGACCATAGGTTTTCCAAATGAAACTCTAACTTGATCCCGTTGACATCAACATAACCACGTCTTGAGAAGTTGTACTGACTTCCACCAGCAGCAGATCGGTCGCCAATGATTTGTAGAAGGTCCATATGTTTGAGACTATCCCATGGCAAACTTTCGTATTCAATAGCCGTCTGGTTTAATACCAGACGAGGCTCCATGCGCCTGAACCTCTTAGCCGACATAGGACGGGCTATAGCGGAGGAACGACGCTTTGCGCGCCCGGCATTGGCACGCGCCCAACGTTGAATGCGCCGGGCGGCCACACGACGATTCAAACTTCCACGATTACGCCACGTGTGCTTGCGTTTGTAGATGGCCATGACTAAAAAATTCAAATTGGATCGTGGTTTAGAAAAATAATTATGATTCCGTTCGTGGTCATTTGTAACAGAGGTGAGAGGGAGCCCAGTATTACCTCCCTCACCTCTGTTTGTTACGCACAAAACAATCGTTCGTGCAACTTCACCATGGCTCGTCGTTATTGCTTCACTCTCAACAACTTCACTGAACCTGAACAGGCCGCTGCCCATGCTTTCCTTGCTGAAGAAGACAAGGTTACCTACGGTGTTGTCGGACGCGAGATCGGTGACTCTGGAACTCCGCACCTTCAAGGATTCGTGATCCTCACGCGCCCCCAACGTATCTCCTTTCTCCGTCGCCGCCTCTCCGATCGTGCTCATTACGAGGTTGCCAAGGGCACGTCTGAACAAGCTTCTGTCTACTGTAAGAAGGATGGTGATTATCGCGAGTTTGGTTCTTTCCCAGGCAATTCTGGACGTCGCACGGATGTCGATGCATTCATCGAATGGGGCAGCAACTTTATTCTCGAGCATGGTCGCGCTCCAACATCGCCTGAACTCGCTTTGGAGCATCCGCACTATTATCTACGCTTTCCTCGAGCCGTCAATCTCTTCACCCGCCTTGCGCCTCCTCCCATTATGATCAACGAGCCTGAACCCAACGAATGGCAGACTGCTCTCGACACTGAATTAGGTACGGACGCGAATCCTCGCACTGTAAAGTTTATTATTGACCCGGTTGGTGGAAAGGGCAAAACCTGGTTCCAACAGTGGCAGTTGTTGAAACGCCCTGATG